AAGCGCCTGCCGCATTTGCAAAAGAAGTCTGAACATCACCACGGCGAACAGATGTCACGGGTCCGACAGCGGCCTGTGTATCACCAAGACCGGCACTTTTATAATAACTAACGGCCATGACAATAAGGACTTTTTCAAGTGGTGCCGGAAGCGTGTCCTGTGCGGTGTAGGACAGGATCATTTCTTCGATAGTCTGGATTGTAAATTCAAGGATCGCGTCCTGTTCTTCACCGGTAATCCCAAGAAGTAACTTGACTTTATCAAGTCTGGAATAAGTGGGTGCCATAAGGACCCGAATAGCTTCGTTTTTTTCAAGGTCAGTCAATCCTTCCAGGGAATTAAGAATGTCTTGTAATAACACGCCATCACCGCCTTATAAGGGAGGGGACGCCGGATTATTCGCCGCGCGCCCCTTTGATCAAAGTAATTATTTCCGCGTTTGTGGCCTTTTCTGTGACTTCAAGGCCCATCTGTTCAGCCAAAGCCAACAGTTCGGCCTTTTTCATGTTTTCCAAAGGTTTTTCCGTGGCCTTTTCCTGGTATTCCTCATATAGTGGGGAAGCGCGAAGTTGATTTTCAACAATCGCGCTTCTCGGTTCCAGGATAGCGCCTGTTTCTTTATTCCTGAACCTCATTAAAAGTCCCTCCTTTATGCACTTGCAGCATAGGTGAAGATAAGATCAGGGGTTAAGACCTTTGTTCCATAATCATAGAACAAGGACACGCCGTAATCGTTGGAAAGCGGAATCTTTTCGGGTTCAGTGTAAGGATAAGAAACAACCGGCTGGGCGATTGCTCCATCAATCATCAATACGGCATTCTGACCAGCAGGAAGATTGATAGAAGAATAAACCCTTACGCCGTGGAACATTCCGAAAGATTCGGCTGCGGTGTCCACGTTCGGTTTAGGAAGCGTATCCAAAAGGTTTCTAATTTTACCATAAAATGCAGGGGAACAAACAAGGTTCATAATTTCGCGGGGAACACCGCGAACATAGTCATTTTTTACAGTTTCAAGGGTCTGGATAAAGGCTTCCAAGATGTCGGCCAGGTCAGTTAACCCAGCGTCAGGTGTGAACGCAGTCCCGCCACCTTCAGCAAAAGCGGCCGCAAAGAACGCGACGTCAAGTTCGCTGGTCATTGTGCGAATGTGGTCGTCGACACGTCTTGCCATAATGCCGCCCACACCGAAGGTGTCAAGATCAAATTTTGCGCATTCCTCGACTATTTCCTTGTGCTGGTCGAGGTTTACAGTTACAGGCGGTGCAGTGATAGCGTCACCTTTACCGGCGGCCCTTGCAGTTCCATAGTCTTTCGAAGTGCTGTTTTTAAACCTTCTGAATTCCACGGAACCAGTGGCAGGGTTGCCAGTGTACGCCTGGGATTTAAGGGCAGAAGAAAGCGTGTTCTTCTGAACGTTTTCAATTACATATCCGTAAAGTTCTTTCAATTCGGCCTTTAAGGTTCCGGAATTGATAAGGCTAATTGCGCTGGTTCTTGCCATTAGAAATCATTCCTTTCTTTTTTTGATAGGTTATGGTTGTTAAAATATCACAGGTCCGCCCTGTGAGTCGATTTTGGGAGTTGCGCCAGGTTCAGCAGGCTTTGCTCCCTTAATCTCTGGATTTTGTTCCTGCGCCCTGAATAGATAGGGTTTGGTTTCTTTAATAGGCTTGATAAGGCTTTCCAGGTCACTTTTCAGGTTTCCTGATTCGTCCACTTCGATTTTTTCAAGGTCCAGAAGCGAAATGATGTCGGCCGGATCGTGCGCCTGGCCGGAAAGGGCAAGTCTTAAAGCTGTGTTCTTCTGGATTTTCTTGATTTCTGCGGCGTGGTTGTCTTGCAGGTTCTTAATAGTGTCCTGGGCGGCTTTAACGTCGTCAACGATCTTCGCCGGATCGCCAGAACCGCCGATCGTCTTTAATGCGTCAGCGGCGGCCTTTAATGCCTTTTCGGCGCTTGCACTTTGCAACTTCACGGCTTCGTATTTGTCGGCCGGAACATAGGACCCGTCGTTTCCGATCACCAGATCGACGTCTTTTCCGTCTTTGCCTTTACCTTTCAGGGCTTCCTCGACCTGTTTTGTCAGGTCCTCTCCAAGAAGTTTTTTGATTGATTCATGGATCATGGTTGACATTCTCCTTTCTCCGCTGTTTTTAACGTGACTTCCACACGCTTTGCGGTCCCGTCTGTTCGCCGGAACGGGTACGGCTTATTTTGGATATGAAAAAACGCCCGTGAAGGCGTTCAATCAACAAGTTATTCGGTTACTGTAACAGCTTTATTCTTTGATTTTTTCTTCTTCGTCTTAATGCCCTGGACTTCGGCCCATTCCTCATAAGTCATGTTTTTAGGCATTTTCTTTCCGGAATTGTACCAGTCCATTTCATCATGGGGATCATATTCTATGGTCGTGGATCGGCAATTCGGGTGCATGGGCGGGAAGTTTGTCCCTGGTTTGGCTTCATCTAAAGCGAAGTTTTTCCCGTCCAGGCTTGCGCAGACTTCACTTGTCCGGCTGTCCAGGGTAGCGACGAATTCATATCGCTTCACGCCGGCGGCTCTGTAAGCGGCTTTTTCTGCTTCGTTGTGGATATGGTTTGTTTCGGTCCTGATAAGCCGTTCGGCGTTTTTATAAGATTGGCCCATTCGCGCCGATATTTCCTTCGACATGGCAACAATACCCTTGCCCTGGATAAGTCCCTGGGTCGTAACCTCCCGAAGATGAAAGAGAAGGGCCTGTTTGTTTTGCCATAGCCGGTCCGAAAACATGGCGCCGGACCAGGGATAAGAAACAACGCTTTCAATCATGCCGGCGTTTATCTTTGCGAACTCGTTAATAAAGCCGGCGCGGGCCTGTAGGTGATAGACTTTTTTATAATAGGCTTCGGTAAAGTTTTCTCCGAATTCAGCTTTCATCTGGGCGACGCCTTTAGTGAATAGGTCGTTCAGGATCATGTCTATTTGCGCGTATAAGGCTTCCAGGCGTGTTATTGAACTGCTATAGGATAAAGCGTCAAGTTGTGCCGTTAATAGGGCCTTAATGCGCGGGTCTGGTTCCTGGGCTATTTTGTTGACGTAGTCGGCCAGACTTGCTTTCCATTCCTGGAATTCTCTTTTGTTTAGAAGCCGAACGGCTTCTTCGTAGGTCAGGCCGTGTTTTGAAGCATACCGGTTATAGAAGTCGTTAACTTCCTTCCGGATTGCTCTTGCGGCTTTTTGGTATTCCTCAAACATTTTAGCCGATAGCCTGGCGCCGCGAATGTAAGATTCTTCTTCCAGGACTAAAGCGCGCCTTCTCCAATATTCCTTACTTCTCATTCTTCGTCACCGCTTCCGTCGTCTTTCTCGTCGCCTTCATTTCTCACCCCCAGGTCATTATCAAATAAGCCGCTTCCGAATTCCTCCATAGCCTTTTTCCGTTCTTCCTCAATCCTTGCCAGTTCTTCGTCCGCGTCAGTGACCCACGGGTGATTCTGTATTTGTGTCCGTTTGGAAAGAATTCCTTCGCTGACCCTGATGTTGTTAATTACTTCAGTTTCATTGACCGGCATATCGACATTAAAGATAATGTCGAACTGTTCCTTCGTAAAGTCACCCTTGCCGATAAGCTGTAAGTAAACGTCAATGAACAGCTTCAGACGCTGGAAGGTTTCTTTCAGTTCGGTTCCCAACGCGTCACAGTCAGCGTCCAGGTCCATATAACGGAAATTGATAGCGGTTCCGGAAGCGTTCCCCAGGTCTGGGTCCTTCGTGTCGACGGCCGAAGCGAAGTCGAATACGTCGCGGCGTTGCTTATCCAGGAAGGCCATAACCGCGTCAATATTAAGGTCAGCCTGTAGCTTATCAACGCCACCGTCCGAAGTTACCTTGATTGCCAGGTGTTCCTTCAGGTCCTTAATGAATTCGCCCAGATCCTGGCCGCCATAGTTCTTCAGGATATATATAAACTTCGCCACGTCGCGAAGCACGTCGGCTGTTACGGATGTCTGCCAGTTAATATCGTCGATCAGGTCTTTTACAAAGTAACACAAGGGAAGTTCTTCGTCGTTATATCTTAACCAGGCGATAGGTACTTCTTCCCAGTTATAAGCCTTATTACCGACGACAAAATGGCTTTCGGTATAGTCGTTTTCTTCGGTGCCGTATTCCTTATCGACCATGAACCTAAAGCCGCCTTCCAGACCGGTAACGAAGCGCTTGACACCGCCAGGATACCAGAATTCGGCCCGTGTGATTGTGTGTTTGCGGGTCCCGATATAAACTATCTGGTCATAGAAGCGGATAAAAGCGTCAAGTTTTGTCCGTTCAGAATCGCGCCATAAAGGGATAATCTCGGTCGAAGGAATAAGCATAAAGGCCAGCTTGCCGTCTTCGTCAAAATAAGGCTGTATCCAGGCAATACCTGATTTAATCGCGTTTTTTCCAAGACTTTTAATTTTCTTGCGGAACTTCGCGTCGAATATTTCGCCCAGCGCTTCCCCGTATGCCTTATTACTGGTGTCAACGGTCCAGGGCTTCGAAAGAAGATAATTGACCTTTTGGTCCACCAGCTTTTTAAGGATCGGGTGTTCGATTTTACAGTTTGACCGGTTGGCGACGTCGTTCGTCTTCCTCTGGACGTCCGACCGGTTTCTGTAATACTGTTCAGCTTCGACCATAATCTTATATTGTTCGGACGACTTGAATTCTTTTATTTCTTCACCGACAATCTGGGCCAGCGACATAGGAACCTTTTCCGGATCGGAAAGGATCATCTTTATTCGGTCCATCTCGGTTAATGCCATGCTTTACACCTC